TCCCCGCTTGGATAATCGGACCAATAGCATTGATACCGATTGAAACAAGGGATTTGATACCTTCCCAAACAGTGGACAAGATAGTTTTAAGCGTTTCCCACGCTCCGGACCAGTCACCTTGTAGAATCTGCATCCCTAGTTTGATGATATTTAAGATAACCTCGATGACTGTTGAAATAACCGTGGTGATCATTTGCCAGCTTGTCGAGAACAGTGTAATCAACAAGTTCAATCCAGTTTGAACGACTGGAAGAATAGCGTTCATGACGTTTTCAATCATGCCCTTAAACATATTCCAGTAAGTCGTTGCTGTCTGCATGATTAAGGCGTGATTTTCATTCCAGAAGGAAGTTAACTGGCCCCATATTGACATAACAAACGACACAATCGCTTGAACGGCATTAGTGATTGCACTCTTGATGGTTTCCCAAATTGCAATGACTTGCGAACGGAAACTTTCGCTGTTATTCCATAGATCAATAAGCGCAGCTACTACCATCCCGACCGCTAACGCAATCCCAGCAAATGCAGCAAGTGAGGCAGCAGAGACACCCTCTACAGTAGAGGCGAATGAAACCATGACAGACTCACCGCCTTCGAAAGCCATTGAGAATCCTTCTACCGCTTCCGTAGTTGTCGAAAAGATTCCTAAGAACTCTCCGATAGTGCTAATTGCAGAAACGACTTTCCCAACCCACACTATCAGTGTACCGAGGGCAAATATTACCGGTCCTACGGTACCGATGATCAAGGCTGTCCATTTAACCCAGCCGTCCACTGGCAAATTGTCCCAGATAGTCCCTAGAACACGCACCACATTGTCTTTGAATGTGATGATAGTCTGCTTCATGTTTTCCATTAGCTGCTTGATATTAGCTTCGTTATTACCAAGACCGGCCACTAAGTTTTCAGCGGCTGCCTTCATGGAATTGAACGACCCCGAAACGGTTGTACTTGCTTCTTTTGCGGTCGTTCCGGTTACTCCAAGTCTATCTTGAGTAATACCGATGGCATCAATCAAGGTATGGAATGGAATGTCACGGATATTATCAGCTGTGGCCTCAAATTCACCATTCAAGACACCAGATTCATTGACCAAACGAGCCATTTCGGACATGGTACCACCGTAACCAAGTTTCAAGTTATCCAGCATGGAATAGTTGTCTTTGGCAAAACCTTGATAAGCGTTTTGAATGTCCGTCATGTTAGTGCCGAACTTGTTCGCATTATCTGACATTTGGACAAGGGCTTTATCCCCGTATTTCGCAGCCTTGGCAGTGTCCCCGCCTAGACCTTGTAGCAAAGTAGCTGAGAACGATGTGACCTGCTCCATGTATCGGTTAGCAGACACACCAGCCGTCCTATAGGCTCGGTTGGCGTTCTCGATGACGTTGGTTCCCTCACGGTCCATTGTGTTATAGAGCGCTTGGGCTTGTTGTCTGGTCATGCCGTAGTCTCTGGCTAGCGTATTAACACTTGAACCATTCTGTTTGAATAGCGTAGAGACACCACCCAACGATTGCTCAAGGTCTGCATAACCTTTGATGACGGCAG